CACACGGCTGGGTTTCTCACGCTACACAAGAGGGCGTATTGCCTTAACGAAATGGGTTGCGTAGATTCGGAAACAGAATACTTGTCCCCTATAGGTTGGGTAAAAATAGCAGATTATGCAGGAGGAGAAGTTGCGCAATACCACCCAGATAGTAGGGAAATAGAGTTCGTTGAACCACTTGAGTTCATTAAAAAGCCTTGTGTTGAGATGATTCGATTTAAAACGGCTAGAGGAGTAGACCAGTTACTTAGCCCAGAGCATCGCATGGTTATCCATGATAAAGCATCAAAAGAAGGAAAGTGGGTGGTTCACTCAGCGGCTGAGATGCTAGGTAAGTACGAAGCTAAGAAGAAAGGCATCAGTGTCCCTCGTAGTAAAGCAGGTGTAGGTATATCTCACGCAGCAGTACCTGTAACATACAAGCGCCCATGGGGCGCGACTGGTATTCAGCTAACTGATGCGCAGATAAGAGTGCAAGTAGCTGTCATAGCCGATGGGAGCTTTAGTAAAAGAAACGATAACCTTACTTGTGTTGTGAGAATTAAAAAGGAACGTAAAGTACATAGACTTATTGGCTTACTCGCGGAAGCGGGTATTGCATACTCAGTAACACAAACAAAAGATGGCTATCATGTGTTTAGATTTAAAGCCCCTTTAAAGTGTAAGGTTTTTTATGGTTATTTCTGGTCGTGTACAACTAACCAAATAAAAGTGATATATGATGAGGTGCTACATTGGGATGGCTGCTTTAGAGAGGGCGCAAGACTTGGAGAGTTTACTTCTACCAGCAAGGAATCAGCAGATTTTATCCAAGCTGTGTTTAATTCAAACGGTCATGTTGCGTCACTGCGCGAGGATAGAAGAGAAGGTAAGTACAAGCAGGGGGTATGTTATACGGTAATTGTTAGACAACGATCTGAAGGACTACTCCACATTAGTGGTAACAACACGGAAAACGAGTCTATCTATACAGAGCCTTCAACCGATGGGTTTAAATACTGCTTCTCAGTACCGAGCACCTTCTTACTGTTTAGACGTAACGGCTGTGTATTTGCCTCAGGCAATACAGGGAAAAGTGCCAGTGTACTGTGGGCGGCTGATTATCTTATGGAGAAAGGTTACATAAAACGAGTGCTTGTTGTCTGCCCTCTATCTATTATGCACAGTGCGTGGAAAGCTGATGCGTTTAGGACGATTATGCACAGGTCGGTTGGTATTGCGCACGGCACAAAGGATGTACGCGAATCGGTGATTAAAGGGCATAGTGAAATTGTGGTTATTAACTACGATGGTATCTGCTCAGTCATGGATGCAATCGATAGAGCTGACTTTGACCTTATTGTTATCGATGAATATAACCACTATAAAAATGCACAGACACGCCGCTGGAAAGCAATGAACAAACTGGTTAAGGCTAATACATGGCTTTGGGGTCTAACAGGCTCACCTGCCTCCCAGCTACCTACAGACGCATATGGTCTTGCTAAACTGATGAACCCAAGTAGTGTGCCTAAATTTTATAATGCGTTCAGAGATGATGTAATGCTCAAGGTCACGCAGTTTAAGTATGTGCCACGTCAGAACGCGATGGATATGGTGTTTAAGGTTTTGCAACCTGCGATACGTTATACTAAAGAAGAGTGCCTTGATTTGCCACCGCGTATGTACATAACGCGAGAAGTGCCTATGTCAGCGCAACAGAAGAAATACTATAAGCTACTTAAAGAGCAGATGATTATCGAAGCCGCAGGGGAAGAAATATCCACAGCAAACGCGGCTGTTAACCTTAGTAAATTATTGCAAATCGCATCAGGCAACGCCTACTCAGATAACAAAGAGGTAATCGAGTTCGACTGTAGCAGCAGACAGGAAGCACTACTTGATATTATTGAGGAAGCGAGTAAGAAGGTGATTGTGTTCGCCACGTTTAGGCACTCCATATCCATGCTTGAGGATTTAATGAAGCGAAACAACATTTCTGTTGGGGTTATTCACGGGCAGGTGTCACTGACTAAACGCTCTGCGCTCGTAGAGGAGTTTCAAAGTACACCCGAACCACGTGTGCTTATTCTGCAACCACGAAGTGCGAGTCATGGGATTACCCTTACAGCGGCTAATGTTGTTGTGTGGTGGACACCGACGCCATCTGTTGAGACATACTTGCAGGCAAATGATAGGGTTCATCGTGCGGGTCAAGATGCGCCATGCACTGTTATACACTTGTGCGGATCGCCAGTAGAAGAAAGATTTTACAAAACACTTGAACATAAGGGGAATTTATTAGATGATTTGCTAGGATTATATAAAGATGTGCTCACACTCTAGGGAGGCTTAATGCCGATTCTTACCTTACTACCTATACTCACCATACTCGCTATAGGGCTTTTAACGGCATCACTTGTTGTCTTATACTTGTTTGCTAAGGAGCTAAGGGGTGAAGATGAAGAAGATGATTAAGTAGTAAATAATAGTTGACAATAGTTTAGAGTATCACTATAATAACACCATCGTTGAAAGATACGGTTCCCCCACGAAACGGGGTGGTTTAATTGGAGGCATTTATGACTGGTGTAACAGCGGAAAAGCTCGTTGAAATCTATGTAAAGATAAGAGATAAACGGGCGCAGATACAAAAAGATTACGAAAAAGAAGACGGCAGGCTTAAAGAACAGTTAGAATTGGTGACTGGAAAACTGCTTGATATATGTAGGGACACAGGTGTTGAAAGTATGCGTACCACTGCTGGTACTGTATCTAGGTCCGTTACAACTCGTTATTGGACGAGTGACTGGGCTTCAATGTATGAGTTTATTAAGGAGAATGACGCGGTAAACTTGCTGGAGCAGCGCATCCATCAAGGTAATATAAAAGCATTTTTAAACGAGAACCCAGAGAGCGTCCCTAAAGGGTTGAATTCTGATAGTCGATATACAATTAGAGTAGTGAGAGCACGAAATGGATAAAGAACAATTATTAACCGTAGACCAACTAGCAAGCTTCTTGCAAGTATGCCCAGAAACGGTACGTAGATATGTAAGAAGTGGCGATATTAAAGCTGTAAAACTAGGTAGAGCACTTAGATTTAGCAGAGAGCAAATCGAGGATTTCATTAATCGGTTTGCTGAAAAAGATTTAGGGGAAGAACCTAAAGAAGAGGATGACGATGTGGACGAGCAAGATTCACACGACACTGATGAAGAAAATTTAGATTACGACAACATTTAATACTGGAGAAATACTATGAGTAACATGACATTATTTTCAAACGGCGCTAGCGTACCTGCATATTTAAGAGATGTAACAGACGACCTAACCGATACCCTTGCGGGTAATAGCAGCCAGTACAAACGTATCTCTATTAAAGGGGGCGTTTGGCGCATGATGATTAATGGTAAAGAAATCTCGAAGAATGAAGAGCGTGCAATGAACTTCATCGTAGTTGCGGCATCACCTAGTAACACCAGAACATTTTACTCGAAGTCTTATGTGGAAGGTGAAGCACTACGCCCAACCTGCTCAAGTATTGATGGCACAAAGCCTGACGCGAACATCGAGGAACCACAAGCGACTACTTGCGCTGTCTGCCCACAAAACATCGCGGGGTCTGGTGCGAATAATAGTAGAGCTTGCCGCTTTAGTCGTAGACTGGCTGTTATGCTTGAGAACGATATGCGTGAAGAAGCAGACGTATATCAGCTCGTAGTACCAGCGCAGTCTCTGTTTGGTTCAGGTGAGAATGGTAAACTGCCCTTGATTGCTTATGCACAGTTCTTAAAAGCAAATAACGTGCGTATCTCAGGGGTTGTAACAGAGGCGAGATTTGATACAAATTCTCCTACACCCAAGCTGGCTTTCCGTGCTGTGCGCCCTTTAACTGAAGAAGAGTATTACTTCACAAAAGAAAAAGGCAAGTCAACCGATGCGCTGAATGCCATTAACTTAGACCCAACATCGCTAGATAAAGGTGTTGCACCTGCCGGTGTCCCAGCGTCAAGACCTGAGCCAAAAGTAGTTGTGGAAGCACCAGTGGAAGAACCTAAGAAACGTGAGTTAGCCGCTAAGAAAGTAGAAACACCTGCTAACCTTGAGAGCTTGTTAGAAGAGTGGGAAGACTAAGCTACCCATGAAGCGAGGGCGGTCAAAGCGCCGCCCTTTTTTATACTCAAATTTTTAGGTTCGTTATGGATAAGCGCGACTTTTTAGAACACGTTACTGCCAAGCAGGGATACTACTGCATTGTAGGCATTAAAAAAGGAGTTTTGTCCCCCAGCTTTTTTCAAGATGTGGATGCAGCAGTATCTCATGCTAATAGCTTAGTAGCTCACGAGGAGGATGTTTACTTCGGAGTTGCAAGGTATCAGACTAACGAAAACAGGCTAGCGATTAACGCCAAGTATTTTAAATCGTTCTGGGTAGACGTTGACTGTGGTCCTACTAAAGATTACCCAGACCAAAAGCAGGGCTACAATGCGATCATGTCGTTCTGTGAAGGGGTAAATTTACCTTACCCAACAATAATAAACTCAGGCAATGGATGGCATTGCTATTGGACACTAACCGAAGAAATATCATATAACGATTGGAAGCCTTTTGCTGACCACCTAAAGTCTGTCTGCTTGTCAGTAGGGTTTAAAATTGATGCAGGGATAACAGGAGATGCAGCAAGAATACTTAGATTACCCCAGACTAAGAACTATAAGTCTCCATCAAACCCTAAAGATGTTGGTCTTGCCCTATTATCCGAGTCGAATTCCTTTTCGTCGCTCAAGCGGTGTTTAGATTTTACAGGTGGTACATCGGTTTATTCTTTTGGCGACCCAACAGGCGATGACCCAACGGATAAGCTAGCATTTGGAGAGAAAGCTAATTTTGCTAAGATTATGCGTATGAGTGTAAAAGGGCACGGTTGTAATCAACTAGCTCACGCCTATACACACCAAAACGATATGTCTGAACCTATGTGGAGAGATGCACTATCTGTTGCCCAGTTCTGTGAAGATAGAGATAAAGCGATTCATTTAATGTCTCGCCAGTATGAACACTATGACCCATACGAAGTAGAAGCAAAAGCAAATAAGATTAAAGGCGGAGCGCATCGGTGTGTTACTTTTCAAAGCTCTTTCGGCGCTGAGCGTTGTGACACCTGTGTACACAAGGGAAAACTAAATAGCCCAATTCGACTTGGGATGTACGTGCCTGAAGCAACACCAGAAGATAATATCGTAGTGGCTAGGCACAAAGGGCTTAACGAAGACACGACGTTTATTATTCCGACTTACCCCAAGCCCTATTTTCGCGGTAAGAATGGGGGTGTATATATGAAGAAAAACACACCACTTGCAAAGAATGGGGAGACCGATGCTGACCTAGAAACAGATATATTAATTTACGAGAATGACCTGTTTGTTGAAAAGCGTTTGAGAGATGAAGAAGTAGGTGAGATGGCGCTTATTAAACTGCATTTGCCACGTGATGGTGTTGAAGAGTTTGTAGCTCCTCTGCAAGATATTCTGTCTCGTGATAAAGCTCGCGTTATTCTTGCGTCTAAAGGCGTTGCGGCAATGGATAAGAAAATGACTAATATCATGGAGTACCTTGCTAACTACGTACATCACTTGCAAAAGACAGAAGAAGCTGAGGTAGCCCGTGCGCAGTTTGGGTGGCATGATGATGATGAGTGCTTTGTTATTGGAACAAGAGAGATTAGTATTGAGGGTGTGCGCTACAGCCCACCATCATCGTCAACGCAAGAGATAGCAGATAAGTTCCGTCCTGCTGGTGAGCTGTCTGAATGGGTGAGAATTGCTAACCTGTATGGTAAGAAAGGTAATGAAGCACGAGCCTTTGCATTAGGCGTAGGGTTTGGCGCTCCACTGGTTCGATTCTCAGGCATTAAAGGCTTTCTAGTACACTTAACTAACGAGCGTTCTGGGGTTGGTAAAACAACTATTCAGCATATGATAGGCAGTATCTGGGGACACCCAGAGTGTAATATGATGAGCTTTGATGATAAGTTTCTAGCCCGTCAGATGTTCATGGGTGTTCTTAAAAATATGCCTATGTGTGTTGACGAGATTACTGACTTACCACCTGCTGAGATTGGCACGATTGCTTATATGATTACGCAAGGTAAAGGTCGTGACAGAATGCAGGCTCAAGTAAACGCGCTACGTAAGAACAGAACGACTTGGGAATTACCTTGCATCACGTCAGGTAATAACAGCTTATATGACGTATTGCTCTCACACAAAGCACTGCCAGAAGGCGAGATGATGCGGGTACTAGAGCTTTATATTCAGCCTGATGATTCGATGACAAAAGAGGAAACTGACCATATATACACAGACGTACTTCGATTCAATTATGGTTTTGCAGGAGAAGCTATTGTTAAGTACATACTCAGCAATCGTGAAGAATGCACGGAGCTTTATAAAGAAACACGGGTTAGGTTTGACGCTAAAGCTAAGTTCTCACAAAAGCATCGTTTCTACTCAGCCGCTTGCGCGGTGTCCATTACAGGGCTTGAGATTGCAAAACGCTGTGGTATGCACAACATAGATATTGAGAGCATCGAAAACTGGGCAGCAGCTACTATAGGTAACGCCTCATCTGTACTTAACGAAGAAAAAGACACTAGCCTCTCGATACTTGGTGACTTCTTAAATATTTATAACGGTCAGATTTTTGTAGGGTATCAAGGACAAGTTAACGGTCTTGATAAGCACCCCACTTTTGTACCTAGTAGAGAAGTCGTTGCGCGTTATGACCAAGATGTAAGGCTTGTATCTATAAGTTCCTCAGTGCTTCGTAGATGGTGTGCTGATAAGCAAATACCGTTCAAAGGCTTTATAGATAGCGCAAAGAAAAAGGGCATCTACTCAGGTTCTAGTGTGTATCGCCTAGCTTATGGACCCAACTGCCCAGGTACTAAAGTCCGCACAGAGCAGTTCTATATAGACGATATGCCCTCACAGGTGGGTGATGTCGAATTGATTTAACAGCAGGGGGCGTTAAGCCCCCATTTTTATTTACCTAATATTTTAGCCATATACTTTTGAATAAAAGGATAGTCTAGTTTTTCATGCGGAGAGCGAGATTCATAAGGGTCTAAATTAGCTGAAGCTTTTGCTATCTGTTGGGCGTTCGTATATTCTTGTGTAGCCCAAGGAGGTGTGCGTAATCTGTTTGCACTATCCATTGTCAGTCTACTCTCAGTGTTTCTAGCCTCGGTTTCTCCCATCAACTGTTTATATTTCTCTATAGCAAGGTCATCAAGGCTCATGGATTTTATTCTGTATTGTTCATCTCGGATAGAATTTACCATTTGCCGTACAGAATTC